ACTTAATCCGCCAAACACGCAAGCCATAAATGCCCTCATCTACGCTAACTTGGGTTTTTATTTTATAGCCTAGCCTTTTTGTGGTCGTAGTTAACTCAGCCAGCGCAGCTTCCGTATCTAAACAAGGGATAAAGAAAGATGTGCCGACTGCAAACTTAGCCCAATTAATCCGAAAGCTCAGCCCGTGGATCAACATCTGGCACCTGTTTAACGGATTCTATAAAGGTATCTGTATCAAGAAAGTGCCCTTTGCTTAGGTCAAACTTATAGGCATCAACAGGAGAAGAAGGGATTTTAGTACCCTTAGACAGCCGTTTCTTAACCAATCCAAGGTAAATAGTGTTAGCCTCTAAATCCTTTAATATCTCTTTTAGGGTTATCTGGTTCTTAGAACAGTAGGCTCGTAGCTGCTTGGCGTTAATATAAAGTAACTTATCATCCGGCTCAATACGCACAAACAAATCGTTAAACTTAGGCTCTACGATTGGCAACTGCTCCATACCTGTACGTCCGTCAACCTTGGCGTTAATAACTAAAGTCGAAGCACGGTTCTCGTTCATAAACTCGCCTATGACGCTAGCCTGACTATTGGCAGTCGGTGCTTTAATGTCGGCACGCATTGCCTTAACCTCGTTGATAGCCCAGCGGTACACACGACCAATATCAAAGTCAGGGATAATACCTAGATCCTTAGCCATCAGTGCGCCAGCAATATTACATGCAACAACTGCAGACCAGAAACGCTCACGGTTAGTTAGGCCGATAGCCTCGTCAATCTTTTGCTGCACTTGCAATACTGTATTAATAGCATCTTCTAGGTTACCGACTAGGTACTTAATATATTCTTGACCTGCGTGTCCGTAGTTAGAATAGAGCTTATTAAATATAACGTCGGCGTCTTCCTTTGAAATCTTATCTGTCATCTCAATGCGGTACTCAAACAAACGCATAAACTCGCCGTCTGGTGTAGCTTTTAACGCAGCTAGCTTATCTTGGAAAGAAGCATTGGAAGAAGCAAGAGCCATCGTAGCCCACTTCGTTAAGTTAATCCGCTCAGAGTTAGAGTGCTGTTGCATACGGTTTTTGCCACGACCTTGTGAGATACCATAAGCTAAGTCTGAGAAGTGATCCCCCGATAGCTTAGTAATCTCGTCAATCGTAACCGGCAAGTTATTCATAATGCCTAAGCGGTGGATCATAGCGTTCTGTGTATCTTTCCATTGGAGCATTAATTCATCAGGATGACCGTAGACGCTATTGCACATCTTAAGAATTGTAGATTTACCTGTACCCGAAGTATTGTTTACCAAGTTAATAATCGCACCACGCAAGTTTAAATGCTTGAGCAGTGGAGAACCAAAGGCGGTAAAGAACCCAAACGCATGCGGCTCAAACCCTTCTTGGTTGTATATGTTGGCAACTTCCTGCCATTCTTGTAAGGAACCTTTTGGAACCATCCATGTAGCCAAGTTCCCTGTTGCGGTTGACGGTGGGCTATAAGTATCTCCGTCCGCTGTAATCTCTCTATCACCAAGAATAAACTCTTTATTATCCTCAGTCCAACCAAATTGTGTACGCATAATTTCTGTCCTTTGTTTATGCTGGAGTTCTTTAGCTGCGGCAATTAAGTAAGCCATGATGTTATCCATCTGCTTTTTAGGCCCGTATATGCTATGAAAACCAAGCTTTTGTTTTAACTGTTCAAACGCCATTAGCTCAGTAGCTGGCAGTGCAAATTCTTTTACTCCATCTTGCGGGAAGTGTGCTCTAATCCAGACCGACTCACCTTTAGCAGGATCGTACAGACGCTTCACAATATACAAATCGTGTTCATATATTAAGTCGGCGCCGTCGTCCTCATCTAATGGCTGTCTGTAAACTCCGCCGTTTTTACCTCTGAAGTACGGGAACGGAAACTCTGGAACATGGTAAGTCTGCTTTGTACCTTGAGGTGTTTCTTCAATGATAGGAGCATCCTTGGGAGCGGCCGCAATCTCAGAACCGAGCAGTATCGGAGACGATATCGAACCCTTATGCGAGCATTCCGCACACCCCGAGGGGTTAAGCTTTTCGAAGGTTGCGCAGGTGTAAGGGCCTTTTGTCGAGAGGGCTTTTCTCTCAGTTTCCTGCGCCGAGTATTGTGAATGGTTACTCGAGATAATGTGAATTGCTTCATCTGCGTCTACACAGTGGGCGGCGATAGATAGTCCTGCTCTCCATAATGGTTCCTCTATTTCTTCTTGGTTAATAGCAATGTGCTCTAGCTGAGGGCATCCCTTGCCTTCTGTAGTTTTCATCATAATGGTGCGGAACCGACTTTGACGATTGCTCATCGCAGCTTGGGTCATAGCACTTAACTGACGTGGTATATAGTCCGGGGCAATCAAGACTCCAATGGCGGCTTTTATATCCTCGTATGAAGTCTCGTCTGCAATGCGAATAATACTTACAGGTAGCGGTGGGTCTTCCTTAAAGTTAAATGTCTCAGGCACTCTAAGGATGGATGCACTCTCGGCAGTGCGTGATGGGTCACCTCTAAAGCCATGCTCTTCACACAAAGCTTTAAGGCGGTCGGCGACGGGTTTCCACTCGGTACGACTAATTGTTTCTTTTAATATCCAGTAGGCATGAATGCCACGACCTGAATTTACTATCGTCGGTAACGGTAGCAATACGGTTTCACAAAACTTTTTGAGCTCTGCTAAACCGGTGGCTTGGTCTATGTAACCTTTGCCAGTTAAATCCTTGTCAACACCGCAATCAATGTCTATCCAAAAAGATTTAAAGTATGTGCTGTTCTTTTGTGTGCGACCATCTTCATCATTTTCATACTTAGCGCAAGCAAAATAAACGTTGTACTTCTCCAATAACAGATTTGTTATTTCTTCGTCGGCTTCTTCCAACGTCTTAACAAAGGTCTGCTTTGGTCGCCCCTCTTGATTCAAACCGACAATGCAATACCACCCCTCTAAAGGGAGAACTGCATTTAATAAATCTGTCGTTGCCATATCACCTCAAAATCCGAAGAAAGGAAGGGCAGCAGGGGGGTCGGCATCCCCCTTTTCGTTCCGTCAAACTAGCTGCCCCGGGGTAAACTACTTAGCTAATAGCTTCTCTATCTCAGTAGCCGTAGTCTTGTGCGGGGTCACAATGCCCGTAAACCAATTGTAAACAGTCATGCGGGATACACCAAACTTCTCCGCAATCTGTGCAACCGGAATATCGGCGGCAATACAATATCTACCTAGCTTAACTCCAATATGCTTAGAGTCGGCAGCTTTGTTTGCCTTTACAAGACGATAACTATAGCCTCTTAAGTTCATACGTTCTCTTGGCCCCAACTACCCATGATGGCTGCTAAGTCTTTTTTGGGTGTAGGTTCCGCAGCCTTCTTCTCAGGACGCTTCTTCGGTTCTTCTACTTCAGCTTCAACTGGTGCAGATTGCTTTGGTGCGGCTAGTGCCGGTGCTTTATCAGTCTTAACAAATGTAAACTCAACTGCTCGTTTAGCTGCTGGGGTTTCGCCTTGACGCTTAGCAACTTCCCACTGCTCTTTGGATAAGAACTTCAAAGGTTTAAAGAACAACTTAGCAGTATCGCTATCAGAGTCAAAACGCATCTCAGTAGTAAGCGTATTTAAGTTATAGCCTTGTGAGCCAACATACTTAACATACTGCTCAAACGGCATGTGGGTTAGGTCGCCTTTGCCAAATATGGACTTAGATGCAAGTTGTAACTGATATACATCCCCACCAATGTCGTCAGCAAGAGCAACAGCAACCCGGCGGAAATGACGACAAGCACGCCCTCCACCAGCACCGGATCCCTTAACGTTTTGCGGACATTCTGTGCAGTTGTGGTGCTGAGGTTCTTCCACTGTTGCGTCAGGCGCAACGCCATTATTAGACCAGCAATCTGGAATTGCAGCATCTTCTTTTGGATTATAAGCCTTAGCATAAAATGTCCTTGAAACGTCCCTTGCCGCATTTACGATAACTACATTTAACGCAGCGCTATTACTTGTTAATACTTCTTCCCCATTTACAACCATACGGAATTTGCCGCCCCGTAATGAGATACGCTTGCTGCCACTATTGCCTACCAACGCTTTAGTAATATCGTCTAACTTTACGTCTTTTAGGTAGTCGGGTAAATCTTGATTAAAAAGAGTGACTTCACTCATTTGCTTCTCCTTACTGTTATTGAATGCTCTGCTTCCACATTTAACCCGAGCGGAAGCATATCGGGGTTTTCTTCTAAAAACTGCTTGATATTTGTTTGATGAATACGCCTTTCTAACAACTCAGGGATATTGTGCTCAAACATAAAAGCATAAAACTTTTCCCAGTCGTTAGTCCAGTAACGTTTTTTAACAGACTGCATAACTGTGCCGTGAGGGGTCTTGAGACTTGTTGCCCCTGTGGATTTACATACATCAAGCATTTGTTGCTCAAGAACATCTAGCTGAGATTCAAAGTCGGCTTCAATCTTGTCGGCTTCTTTTCTAGCTTCGTCTCTTGCGTCTCTAATCTTTATATAGACTTCGACGATTTGATCTACTGTTATATCTGACATACCTTCCTTTCTTTGTTTACGAATCTTTGTTCGTTAAATAATAATACTACTAATATTTTAGTTTGTCAACTATCTTCTTCAACTTCGTTTTTGTATAGGTCAATTAGTTTATCATGAACATCTAGTTTATTTTGCAGCATAGAATACAGTCTTGTCTCTACGGGAGAACCCTTAATATGCACGATTGTCATAGGGTTCTTTTGCCCTTGCCGGTCGATACGAGCATTGGCTTGCAAATATGTTTCAATTGATGTAACGGGTGCGTACCAAATAATTGTATCAGCTGCAGTTAGGGTAACCCCGTGCGCTGCAGATTGTGGCTGAATAATCAAGACCTTAGGATAAGGTGTCTCTTGAAATCTTTTAAATATATCGGTGCGTTTATTAACGGGGACAGCTCCATTGATGATATCGCAGACAATACCTACCCCTCTCAAATGCTCACTGAGTAACTCTATTGTATGAGTAAACGGTACAAATACAAGGACTTTTTGACTAGACTCATTAATAACCTCTTCGATAACTCTGAGACGATTAGACACATCAAACTCAATAACAGCACCGGTATCAGAATAGACAGCCCCACCAGAAATCTGCAGTAGCTTATTAATATTAACGGCAGCGTTGACGGTACTGATCTCCTCCCCCGCAGCCACCATGAGCATTTCTTTTTTGAGTAGCTTGTAGAATTTGTCTTGTTGGGGTGTGAGTGGGGCGTCTCTGTATACATGGGTAACATCCGGTAGGTCTAAACATTCTTTCTTAGTAAAGCGAATAGCAGGTTGCAGCGCACGATAAACTACTTCACTTGCAGTCGGCTTTGGCATCCATTTAAACTTGCTAATGTTGACCATAGTCTGATCTCTAAACGCCCCAAAGAATCTTGGCACATTATCAGGCACACACATCTTGGCAAGGCCGTAGGCATCGGTCGGACTTTGAGCTGCTGGTGTTCCAGTCATCATCCATAACCATGTACTTGGTGTTATTAGCTTATGGAGAGTCTTCCATCGCTGTGTAGTTGGTGTCTTGTATGCGTTAGCTTCGTCAATTACAATGAGATCAAACCCGCCATTTGCAATGCTGTCGGCGACAATTTCAACACCATCATAATTGATGATAACAAACTCAGCATCGCTCTCAATGATAGCTTTACGTTTTAACCTATCGCCATATGCTACGGCTACTTTACGGTGAACAGCAAACTTAAATAAATCTGCTTGCCATGCCGACTGCATAATTGATAGAGGGCATATAATTAAAACCCTACGGATTACATCTTGCTCGATTAGGCAATCTGCTGCCCATATAGCTGATGCTGTCTTACCCGTGCC